ATTACAGACGATAACCACCACGCATTGGAGGAGGCGCCATATTCACGCCCTTAGTATGCGATGCATGAGAACGAAAGTGTTTAGCGGATTTGTGTTTAGACACAGCAGAACGTTTGAGCGGATTCATTGAAATCTCCAAGTTACTAAAAAAAGGTGTCACCTAGCACAGTTAAGATCAAGTAGAAGACTGTGCTACGTCGCCGCCAGTTGGCGCGACGTTGGGAACAGGCTCACCAGATGAGCCTGTAACGAGACCGAGCTTTTCAGCTTCGGCTCTGTTGTTTTCATCAGAAACAAAATCAACCAACGCTCCAGGATCGTTGTTGAATCGCGTCCTAACGTCCGCAGGAAGCTGCATGAAAGCCTCATTTGCAGCTAAAACCGCATTCATAGCGGTATGGTAATCAGTAGTATGAGTAAAATCACCATACTGAGGAACACGTACGTTTGTAGGCAACTCTCCAGTTAAACCAAAACGACGAACAATGGTATTGATATCTGTCTCATCCTTAGCATGTTGTTGAGCCAAAGTAGGCTCTGGACATGAAAGACCGCCAGCATCGCTGGCTTCCATAGTGTCATAGTTGTACGGAGTACGCAAAAAAACCTTAGTCATCATTTACCTTTCTTGTGTATAACTACACGGGGTTGCACGGGTTGAACAAATTTAATAATATCAGCTGCACGCTGAGCAGAATTGAGACCATACTCTGTAAAAGGCTTAGCACGACCAGCAGCGGACTCTTCAAAATTCTTAGCATTAAGAGCACGCTGATAATCAGCCTGAGTAATACGACCTTCCTGAATAGCTTTAAAAGCAGCAGCACGAGCTTGAGAAGCATACGCACCATTAGCAACAATCTCTGAGGCAATCTTAGGCAAATTTGCCTGATTAACAGAAATCTGAGACCAATAAGAAGCGGCTAAAGCCTTCTGGGTAGGGTTACCATAATTTAACTGAGAAGCCATACGAACAGTAGCTTCATTAGCAGAAGTATCCTTAAGACGCTCAGCGGACGCAACATCTCTAGTCTGGGCATCGATCAAAGCAGCCTGTTTCTGCTTAACTGCGGTATCAGCCTGGACGTTAGAAGTTTGAGCACCAACTAAAGAAACTTGAGCGGAAGCCAAAGAACGCTGAGTAGCTCTATTATGAGCCTCAGTAGCAGTAGCAACAGAATTCTCAATTCCTTGAGCCTGTTGTCCAGTTGGAGCGGAACCAGCACCTTGAGAATAAGCAAGCATTGGATTTAAACCCGCAGCCTGCATATCTTTTACAGTAGTCTGATAACGATTAGCATATTGTTGAGCAGAAAAAGCATTAGCATCGCGAGCAATATCTTCACGCGATTCATTAGCACGCTCTGCACCTATAAAACCTAAAACAGCATCAAGCACTTAGACTCCTTTCCTCATGCAATCCTTTCGGATTGCACGAGGTTAAAGTTTTAGAAATGGTCAATGAGACCAGGAACAGAATACATAGGCATTGGACGGGCAACACGATTCTTGAAAAAAGTATCACACAAAAATTGTTGTCCATTAGCCGCAGCACCAACAGCAAGAATACGATCAACTGGAGGGTTTTCTTGAATAAAAGTACTATTCAAAGTAGGTAACGAAGTAAACTTCTGAGCCAAGTGCCAGCCATCAATAGTTCCAGCAGATGTAGATTTAAACAAACCAGTAATAAGAGCGGGGTTATAACGGTATTCCGCCCAGCGCTCTTGGTAGCCAAAAACATCACTGTCAGTAGAATTACCTGTAACATAAATTTCCTTATTTAAGATTGCTTGCTCACCAAGCATAGCAAAAGCAGGGAAATAAAAATCGTATCGAGTAGAACGAGACCACATTTTACGAAGACCTTGTTGATAGGTAAGGTCTGCACGGACAGATACGAGTCCAATGATGACACCATGCTCAGTAAATGATTGAGTGAATCCGTGACCATGTCCGAGACCCGTTCCCATAGCGGCAAGATTGCCCAAAGGAGTCGATGTACCACTCGCGTTAGTACCGGAAGTCTGAGCGATTGGATTGATCTGAATAGGTGTGGAACCACCGCCAAGATACTCAGGACGTTGTAGACGAGCGTCAGGACTAATAACGCCAAAATGAGAACGAACAATTTCAGTATAACGAGTACCGCCACGGGCATCCCTTTCTAAAAGTTTCTGAATCTGGAAAGACTGACGCAACTGATTGATAGTAGCGGCAGTAGCGGCAGAAAGATCGGCTACCAGACCAACAGTACCAGCAAGAGGAGCACCAGTATTAACAAATGTATTCGTACCAGTAACAGAAAGATTACGCAAATTACCTGACAAATCTTTAACACCAGCAAAGGAACCAACAGCATTAGATCCAACGATAGGAGCAGAAGTACCTAACGGGAGAGAAACAGCAGTACCCTTCTGAGGCCAAGGGAGAGCTCCCGTAAAATAATCTTTACGCTTACCACGGCGCAACAGAGTGTAATCAGTATAAGCATCAGGACCATCACCTTTATTGACGGTAACCGAATTCTGAAGATTCTCATCACGGAACCACTCGTTGTAAATCAAGTTATATGCACGTAAATGCAAAACATTATGAGTAACAGTAGAACCAGCACCAACCTGACCGACAGTTGGTAGACCCATATAGTCAAAAATAGAACCAACAGCATAACCACCAGTAGGGGTAGAAGTAGTTGGAACAACATAAGAAATAGAATCAGTAGGATTATCCTGTTGACCCATAAACCGTTGCCAATTATTCCAAATCAAACGGTTAGGGACAAAAAAGAAAAACGAATCTAAATACAAATTATCCATAGTCGGATAAAGAGGAGTAGCAAGACGTGCAAAAGCAGTCATACGCAAATTAAAAGTATCACCTGGAAGAACCTCATCCACATAGACAGGAACTAAAAAACCAGAATCAAACGTGGTCTTATGAGCAGTTTGAATATTAAAAGAAGAACGGGGGATCTCAGCACGAGGCACCATAGCGAACTGGTGTGTAGAGACAGACTGATTGCGATGCATAAAAAACTCCAAAAAAAGGGAGCCGAAGCTCCCGAAAGTTAGACCTTAACGGACTTACCCAAACTCAAGAGCTTAGGTTGTGGGTGGCACTCAATAATACCAGTATTGTCATCAAAAGTGCCAAGCTCAAACAAATCAAAATCATCAGAATGATGGTGCATCTGATTGTCATCAGCAGCACGGTTAACCTCATCTGAAAAAGAACGAATGGCCAAGCCAACAGAGGGAACAAACAAAGGACGACCAAAAGCATCGGCAGCGCGATCTTTAACAGAACAAATAATATTAATCATGATCTTTCTTTCAAATAATTACGAACAAAAGCAAGTTGAGAAGCGATTAGCGACTCTTTCATTTTCAAAAGCGCTAACAACTTACCGGCGTGAACTATATCCCGAATATGCAAAATCTGAACATCTTTAGACATTGTATTTTCCAATCAAAAAAAGTCATTCAATAGAACGTTTCAATCGACCAAGTTTTGCATCAAGAACTTGTTCCTTAACAGCCAACCGCTCATCGGTGTTGTCATCGAATCGGGATTGAGCATCAATGAATCTCTCGAACTGGAGGGATTCAAAGGCTTCGGGAAAGTCCTCAGCAAATTTCTTGTCATAGTACTTAGGAGGTTTAACCTCACGTCCATTAACAACCACATAGTCATGTGGATAAACATCAGAGTGATACCTCTGATACCAGCCATAGCCAATGCCAGGCTTAAGAGACATACGATTAAATTCAGGAGTTCTATCCTTAATTTCACCAGTCTCCATATCTGTTGTCTCGTAATGATCACCAACGCCCCTACCGGTGCGTTTCTTCATTACATAACGAGCAACATAAGCAGCGGACTCAAAAGTGACATCACCAATGGAACTATAACCAAAAGGCCAAATATCCTCCAAGGATTTTGACCGATAGATAATAGACCCCGAAAGAGTACGTTTCCACACAGTACGATCAGGGAAGTTAAAACCGAAAATGCATGCATGAAAATGAGGCCTTTCAAATTTATCACCATACTCCCCAGCCATATAAAAACGGATAGTAGAGTCCGAAAAGCGCTTACGTAAGCGCTTCATAAACCTCTGGAAGTCTCCATAGTTTAAAGACCTATCAGTAGGACAATGGTCATTGTCATAGGTCAGAGTAATGAAGCAGTTCTCCTCGTGAAGACTTGCTTCATGCATACAGCGTACCGCCCAGTGGCGGCTACGCTCAAGGCGACACCCGTAACATTGACCACACGGAAGAGAAAGAGACCTTACGATATCTCCCCGCTCCTTAAAAACTATAGAACCATCCGAAGTCTGCCATGCAGGAATCAGATGGAAACAAGCCATTACAGACGATAGCCACCACGCATAGGAGGAGGTGCAATATTTGCACTCTTAGTACGAGAAGCATGCTTACGGAACTGTTTAGCAGAACCACGTTTAGAAACGGATTGACGATTGAGCGGATTCATAAAAACTCCAAGTTACTTAAAAAAGGTGTCACCTAGCACAGTTAAGATCAAGTAGAAGACTGTGCTACCCCGCCACCTTCAGGTGCGGGGTTGGTTACAGGCTCACTGGGTGAGCCTACGATAAGGCCGAGCTTAACGGCCTCATCACGATTGCTCTCATCAGAGCAAAAATCAACAAACGCTCCAGCGTCATTGTTAAAACGAGTACGAATATCAGCAGGAAGCTGCATAAAAACATCATTAGCGGCAATAACCGCATTCATAGCGGTATGGTAATCAGTTGCCTGAGTAAAGTCGCCATATTGAGGCGCACGTACGTTAGAAGGCAGTTCACCAGTCAGACCAAAACGACGAACAATTGTGTTGATATCACATTCGTCTTTGGCATGCTGTTGAGCAAGAGTAGGCTCTGGACATACCAGAGCAGTTGAATCAGAAGCCTCCATCACATCATAATTGTAAGGAGTACGAAGAAAAACAGAAGATTTAGACATAAAGTCCTCCAAAAAAAACATTAACGTTTAGTCATACCAGCACGGCGCGCATTTACCGCGGCACCAGTGATATTACCAAGATCACGAGTAGTTTGACGAATCACACCACCAGTAGCTTTCTCATAACGAGCATCATTCAAAGCCTTAGCGACTTCAGCTTGACGAATCTCACCACTAGCGACAGCTTCCGCAATACGAGAACTCGCCAAAGAAGCATTAGCACCATTTAATGCAACCTCAGAAGCAAGACGAGGCAAAGTAGCCTTATTAACCTGAACCTGAGAAAAATAAACACGAGCCAATTCATTCTGAGAACGAATATTAGAAGATTGAACTTCACCAGTACGAATAGCTTCAACAAGAGCCTTCATCTTGTTAGCACCAGCAAGACCTTCTTCCATTTCAGTCTTAGAAGCCTGAGCGCCAGACAACTTAGTTTGAGCCTCAGCCTGAGCCTTCTGAACCTGCTTTAAAGCAGTATCAGCCTGGACATTAAGGGCTTGTTCGCCCTTTAACTTAACATCTGCCTCAGACTGAGCAATCTGCTGACGCATCAAATCACGCTGAGTAGCCTTCTGGTGACCTTCAACAGCAGTAGACATAGTATTTTCAATACCTTGAGCCTGTTGACCAGAAGGAGCAGTACCAGGACCTTGAGAATAAGCCATCATAGGATTAAGACCCGCTTGGGTCAAATCCTTAACAGTAGTCTGATAACGAGTCGCATACTGTTGAGCAGAAAAAGCGTTAGCCTCATCGGCAATACGCTCACGTGAGGCGTTTGCACGCTCACCACCAATGAAACTTAAAAGACCATCTAACATAAAAACCTTTCTCCTTAGAAGAAACCTATCGGTTTCTCCCAAGGCATAGTTAAAGACAATTAGAAATGATCGATCAAGCCAGGCACAGAGTACAAAGGCATAGGACGAGCAACACGATTATTAAAAAACGTATCCAACAAAAACTGTTGACCATTAGCCGCGGCACCTACAGCAAGAATACGTGAAACAGGAGGATTTTCCTGAATAAATGTTGAATTCAAAGTAGGTAACGAAGTAAACTTCTGAGCCAAGTGCCAGCCATCAATAGTTCCAGCAGATGTAGATTTAAACAAACCAGTAATAAGAGCGGGGTT